TTTACACTCATTATGTCAGCTCATATTCAATATTCATACTTAATACAACAATCCCCTAGGGTCGCTCCCTATTGGATTGCTGATAAGCGTTTTTCTATTTTTGCTAACTTTAAAAGGTACATGTTTGGCGTCTCCAGGCATGTATCTAATGAGGAAGAGACCACTGTGCACGCTCTGGTTAGTGATACCGTTGATAATCGGTTACTAAATGATGAGTGTACAATGGAGAGTTCTCTTGAAGATGAGACTATAAACTTTGGAAAAACTCCAGCCACCCCTGATAGAGTGGTGCATAGGAGGTTTAAACTCCCTTATTTGCAGCGTGTGGTGAGAGAATTGAGAATTGAATTTCCCTTTGCTCTAACTTCCTACACTAAGGCTAATTATGGAGCTATTTACTTTCGTGCTGGAGCTATTATGACTGTCCATGGTTTACGCAAGACTTTGATAGCGGGTCTTGCTTCTCAGGCGGCTTCTTTATATTTTATACCTAACTCAGATGACATTCAGGCCCAGAATCTTATGGATTCTGCTGAAGCCATGCTGAGTGATAAGATATATAGATCTGGAGCTTCCAATAAATCCACACCCATTTCCAATTTAATAGGCTCTGTGGTTCCCCGACTAGGTAAAACTTCTAGAAGGGGATTTGTCCCTGACCAATAAGGGGGCCTGGCTGTGATCCTAGGAGGTGACACTACTGAGCACAATGACGTTGAAGTTAACTTCGTTGTTGATGCCAGGAATAATGTCATATCTGGTTTGATAGGATCACAGTCTAGGACCCCTGTAAAGGTGAAACGGATGACGAAGATTTTGGGTGTGGGCCCAAAGTCTTCCGTTTCCGCCTTTAATAACAGTTTGCATAATTTTTATCAATCTGTTAAATGTCGTGTATTCATGTATAAAGACGAGTCTGGTGCATGGATATCAAAAGATTCCCACCCACACGATGATTTGGTATACGAAGAATTGCTATCGGAAGAGTTTTCATTTTTGACTAAGAATAACGTCTCACACACCCCTATCCCTGTGACAGAATATCACAAGTTGTATTCGGGTCTGAAAAAGAGGCGTTACTTAAAGGCAGGCATTAGCTTGTTGTCTAGTCGGTTGCGTAAGCGCGACTGGAGAATAAAAATGTTTATTAAATTCGAGAAAGATATTCGTAGTGCTAAACCAGATCACGTTCCCCGTACCATCTCTCCACCTGGAGATAGAATGCTTGTTAGTGATGGTAGCTATTCCAAGGCTGCCGAGCATTCTGTTTTTGCTAAAGTCAATGAGATGTACGGACATATTGTAGTTGCCAAGGGCTTGAACTATCAAGAATTG